TTAGGAGGGTGGGGCGATGATTGACGATGAAAGCGAGCCGGGTTCATGGAAACTAGCCCTAGAGTTAGGTCCGTGGCGCAGGATCGGTAAGAACACCTACACAAACGAGAAGAATGAAATGTCCGAGACAAAGATACGACTACTGAATAAGACGAGTGAACTGTTCGACCTGTCGGTTACGGAGTTAGCCGGAAACGCTAGATACAAATACCTTATGCCTGCGCGCTTTGCGATGTACAAAACTTTGCGTGAGCGAGGCTGGAGCTACCCGCGTATCGGTAAGCTGTTCGATGGCAAGGATCACTCGACAATCATCCACGGCGTTCGGCGTGCGGACTATATGATTGAGAAAGACGCAGACTATGCGGCCAAGGTGAAGGCGTTGACGGAGACACGGCTCACGCCCACTGCGTTGACGGAGGAAGAAGTCGAAGAGCAACTACTCGCAATGCGTAAGAAGACCGGCATCCCTGAGCTAGAGGAGGATGACGACTGGTTGGAGGATTTGATACATGACTGACGACTGCAATAGAGACCTTATAGCGCAGGCTAGACGCAATGTGGCTGACCTGTTCCCGCAAACATACCATGTAAATGCGATACTCGCAGGCGATTGGGACAGTGGCTCATACGTCAAGGGCGAGGTCGAACGACTGCTTAAGCAGCCGCCGATATCAAGTGGAGAAGAGACCGATGGATAATGAGAAGCGACCCAAGCTGTTCATCGCCACTCCCATGTATGGTGGTATGTGCACGGGGCATTATGTGCAAGGGCTGCTGCTTACGATCCAGAAGCTACGGTCAGTGGGTGTCGGGGTGCAATGGGCGCAGATGACAAACGAGAGTTTAATCACTCGTGCGCGTAACGAACTAACGAGACAGTTTTTAGCCTCTGATTGCGACTACATGATGTTTATCGACGCAGACATAGGGTTCGACGGGCAGGCGGTAGCTACATTGCTGGCCGCAGATCGCGACATCGCCTGCGGCATATACTCAAAGAAAGAGATTAACTGGGGGGCTGTAGAGGCTGCGGCAAAAATAGGACAAGAGAGCTTAGCGGACCACGCTGGGGCATATGTACTTAACATGGTAGAGGGTAGCGAGAGCGCGACCACCGATGAAGATGGTATGTTCGAAGTGCGGCACGGGGGCACAGGGTTTATGCTTATAAAGCGCAGGGTCTTTGACCGACTAAAGCCTGAGGTTCCAACTTACCGCATCTCTTCCCAGAAAAACCCAGACACAGGGGATTACCTGAAGCCTTTAACATACGAATTTTTCGCCACTAGCATCGACGAAAGCGGAGCACTTCTGTCGGAGGATTACCACTTCTGCGAGCTATGGCGTAAAAACGAGGGTAAGATTTATGCTTGCCCATTCATTCCGCTACAACATGTAGGAAGCTATGTGTTTGGCGGGGACATCCTAAAAAGTGGAGCAAACTAATGCCTATTAAGATGAAAAGAACTACCAAGCGAGCTATCAAAGAGTTTGCGGACAACCCGAAGGCTACCTGTAGGGACGTAGCAAAGAAATGCGGCATCACTAAGTCTGCCGCCGATAACATCCGTTTCAAATATAAGAGCGAGATTAGCAAGGAGAGGAACAGGATGAAGTCGTATGACGTAGAGCCACAAATGGAGCTTGACCTAGGCCAGTTCCCTACTGCGGATGCCGTTGAGCAAAAGCTTCGGCGCGCACCGCGCATGACCGTAGATAATGTAGTGGATGAACGTGCTATTACGTATGGGAAGTTCGAAGAGCTTGCCGAGGTTTCGCAACGGTTCAAAGACTCACTGCATTACTTCCTGATTACCCGTAACAAGTATCTGGCACCCGACCAGCAGGAGGCGATGGAGCTTATCTTCCATAAGTTTGCGCGTGTCGTGAACGGTGACCCAGATCACATTGATAACTGGAAAGATATCGCCGGTTACGCTACGTTAGTAGCAGATAGACTAGAGGGTAACCCCCGCTAAGGAGAACGACTCGTGACAGCATGGTCCTATAGCAGCATTAAGACCTTCGATCAGTGCCCCAAGAAGTACTTCCACCTCAAAGTGGCGAAGGATGTCAAAGACATTCCGGGCGAGGCTGCTGTCTATGGGACCGCTGTCCACTCTGCCGCCGAAAACTATATCAAAGATGGTGAACCCATACCGGAGAAGTTCGCATTTATGCGCCCCATAGTGGAGAAACTAGATTCCATAGAGGGCGACAAGCACTGCGAGCTTAGACTAGGTGTTACCGCAGACTTAGAACCCTGCGGGTTTATGGCTAAGAACGTATGGTGGCGAGGCATTGTTGACTTGGTTATCATTAACGGCAGCAAAGCTTACATGATTGATTACAAGACAGGTAAGAATGCGCGATACGCAGACACTAAGCAGCTAGACTTGATGGCCGGTGCTTTGTTCGCACACTACCCAGAGATAGAAACAATACGCTCTGGGTTACTGTTCGTGGTTAGTAACGAGTTTATCACCAAGGACCATGTGCGAGACAAGACGAGTATGTACATGTCCGTCTTCGAGGACCAACTAGATAGACTACAAGCGGCGGAAGAAAGTGGCGTATGGAACCCTAAGTCTGGACCTTTATGTGGATGGTGTCCTGTGGTAGAATGCAGCCACCACCGCCCACGGAGACGTTAGATGCCATACATGAAAAACGGCAAGCGTGATTACAAACGGCAGTACAAAAAGTACGGTAGCCGTGAGGACCAGAAAAAGAATCGCGCTCAGCGCAATGCTGCTCGCCGCAAGCTGATGAAGGCTGGCAAGGTGCGGAAGGGTGACGGTAAGGATGTAGGGCATAAAAAAGCAATAAGCAGAGGCGGTAGCAATGGAGACGGCCTCAAAGTGCAATCACGAGGAAGCAACCGTTCTTTCGCTAGGAACAAGAACGGCGGACTAAAATCAGAAACAAGCAAGCGGGAACGCAAACGTAAATAACCTTTGGTGGAGATACACCTTGGAAATAATTCAGAACAAAGCGCTGCTGGTCAGCGCAGACCAACACGAGCAAATAACTTCTAAAATCGAACGGAGCAAACTGGTAAGGACCGAGAACGGCGACACCAAAGTCGCAGTATACTGGGGACTTAAAGAGGCGCAGCAGCTAACCAGCATGAATCTGGGCAAAGTGCCGTCTACCATAGAGCGCGACTACCAATGGACAGGGCGCTATAGTCCTTTCGAACACCAAAGAGAAACATCAGGGTTTCTGACGCTCAACAAGCGCGCCTTTTGTTTTAACGAACAAGGGACGGGTAAGACCGCATCGGTTATATGGGCAGCGGACTATCTGCTTAGGCAGAAAGCTATCAAACGCGTTTTGGTGATATGCCCACTGTCCATCATGAAATCGGCGTGGCAGCAGGATTTGTTTACTTTTGCAATGCATCGAAGCTGCTCCATTGCTTACGGCAGCGCTGCGCAACGTAAACGCATACTGGCTGACGGTGCGGAGTTCGTGATAATAAACTTTGACGGTATCGGCGTTATAGAAGAAGAGATTGCTCGGGGCGGCTTCGACCTTATCGTTGTGGATGAGGCTAACGCGTACAAAAACCCCAAGACCAATCGGTGGAAGCTCCTCAATCGCATACTACTAAAAACCGACCCGTACTTGTGGATGCTCACAGGTACCCCAGCGGCACAGAGTCCGGTAGATGCCTATGGCCTAGCGAAGATGGTAAACCCCGAGGGGTGCCCTAAGTATCTAAACGCGTTCCGCGACAAGGTCATGTTTCAAGTTACGCGATTCAAATGGATACCCAAACCTGACGCCCAAGAAACGGTGCATTCCATATTGCAGCCAGCGATACGATTCGAAAAGAAAGACTGCTTGGACCTGCCACCAGTTACGTACCTAGATCGAGAGTCCCCCCTCACCCCACAGCAAAAACGATACTACGACGACTTAGCAAGCCAGATGCTTATTGAAGCTGCCGGAGAAGAGATAAGTGCAGTCAACGCAGCGGCTAAAATTAATAAGCTACTCCAGATCAGCGGCGGTGCAGCCTACACGGATACTGGTGAGGTTGTAGAGTTCGATGTTTCTCATCGCCTGAAGGCGGTGCTTGAGGTTATTGAAGAGGCGGCAAACAAGGTTCTAGTCTTTGTCCCGTTTACGCACACGATTGAGCTACTGAAAGATTACTTAACGAAGAACAAGATATCGTGCGAAGTGATAAACGGGAAGGTACACCCCAACAAACGGGCTAGTATTGTAGAAGAGTTTCAGAGCAAAGATACGCCT